TCGCCAATCACTAGGCCATCGAGAACTAAATCAATTACTAATACTGAAGATCAATTGTCTGAAACAAGCATTGCTGGTATCGTAATACAAACTATGGCTTCAAAAATGTTTAGTGATACGCTAAGAAAAGTCGGCGTAGATCTTATTCCTGTTATAGTTCAAGCATACAAAGAAGCAAACAACTTAGTACCCGAAAAATCAAAACTTAAAGACAATTCTCCAACTAATGCAGTTGTTGCTGTTGGTGGTAATTCGCAAGTAGACAATTCAACAACAATATTTAATACATACAGATCTTCTATGATTGATCCTTGGAATATGAGTGGATCATCTAGTTTTAGTTTTTAAATAAAAAAAAGGAGAGCATCAGCTCTCCTTTTCACATAATATAAGTTTGAAATTAGTCTTCTGCTAATTTCTCAAAGTAACTCAAAGATTCGTCATCGTCATCTTCTGATGCATCAGCAACAGTCTTCTTTGCTTTACTTGCTACTGGAGCTGCTGGTGCACTCTTTGCAACGATAGCGGAGATTGAATCGCTGTCGCTACCACCATCAAGACCAAGAACTTTATTGAGTTTAGCTTTCAATTCGTCATACGATTTGAAATTCTTTGGATCAAGAAACTCAGACAATGCATGTTCTTGTTTCCAAATGTTCTCCAAATCATCATCATCTTGCGACAATGGTGCTGGACGATCAAACTCAGACTTGTCGTAGTTTTGATAGCCTTCAACTTTACGAATTTTTAGCTTAAAGTTAGCACCTTCCCAAAGATCGAATGGATTCGTTGGTGCTTCATCTTCAAACTCAGGATTCATCAAATCGTTTAGCTTGTCAAAGATTTTCTTTCCGAACTTATACAAAAAGACTTTGCCTTCGTTCTCAGGATTGGCTGGATCTTTAACAACATAGATGTTGCTAATGTATTGCAACTTACGCTTCTGCTTACGCGCAATGTCTTTGTTTGAATCGATACCAGAGTTCCAAAGAACTGTATTATGTTCTGAGACTGGATCTTTTTTGTTTAGCGTCGTAAGAGAGTTTTCGATATACCATCCACCTGGACCTTGAAAGGAGTGCTGAAATATTTGAATCCAGGGAACGTCTTCGCCTTCTGGTGCAGGAAGAAAACGGATTGTTGCGAAACCGTTACCAGCTTTATCTACTGTGGGTTTCCAGAATCGAAGGTCTTCGTATGATTTTTTACCTTCTTCTTTGTTTGAGAGTTTAGAAACTTCTTGTGTTAGTTTCTCTAAGTCCTTGTTGCGGGACTTTTTTAGATCTGCAAATGATGATGCCATAGTGTGTTACCTCGTATTAAAATGTATAAATGTGTATTACTGTGTACTTAAAGTATGTGTAGATTTCCCTACAACTTTATTTATAAGACTTTGTGTCTTATTCTTTGGCAATACTAGAGCGCAAAGTGATTTATTAATTTTTACTCCAGTATTGAATTGTTGACGTTTTGAAGTTTTTGATTGTAGTAGAACTGGTATCATTGTTCTTCAATCTTTAATGGACCAGAAACATTGATTTCACAATCAACAGACACCCATCCGTCTTGCTCTAATCCCCACGTGCCGTCTTCTTCATAGATTGAATTGAATACTTCTTTATCTTCTTCTGACATGTTACTCGGAAATTCCCAATCTTCCCAAACACCATCTTGTGTGTCAAAATCAAATACATCACCAAAGTCTTCGTATAGATCAGTTCCAACACTTGAATCATATGATGCTAACCATTGTTCAATGGTAAGATCTTCTGGTGCTGGTACTGTAAATTTACCCCAGCGCCAACCCATGTTTTGGGTAACCATGTAATCATCTTTTCTCCAATAACAAATGTCATTGATACATTTTTTGTGTTCTGGAGAAATGATCCAAACTTTGTCGTTAACTTCTGGTTCCATAGTTAGTCCTCATCGTCTAGTGGTAGTCTTGCTTTTTGGGGAATCAATCTAGCTTTCATTGCTTCACTTTCAATGGTAGCTTTCATCTTTGGTGTAATGAGTGCCGCCGCTGTTTCAACTTCAATCTTCTTCCGTTCACAATATTCTAGAATCGTGTCTATCATTGTAATTGGATGCAGCTGTTTTTGTAAGGATTTGATTTCTCCTTCAAACTCTTTTTGAGTTAGAATTTTAAGATTCATAGTTTTCCTATTAAACAAAGGATAATTATAACAGACTCTTACGCGGAAGTCAAATTACTTGAATAATAACTTTGCCGGGAATTGATTAGTCAATACTCGGATCTTAATATCGTTTGCAACTTCCATATTCACTAGATCTGGTGCTACCCACCAATCTTCATATGGATTGCCACCATCGACTAATACATCACCAATAATTAGTTCATATCCTAGATTTGATAGAAATTTTCTACTTTCATGTCGAACCTCGAGACCTTCAGCTCCAGTATAAGCATCGGTTTCAAAAGTGATTACTTTAAATCTATATTCGTCATGGGGAAGTCTTTTGAGAACTCGAAATGTTTTTTCTGGAGGTTCAATATCACATTGAAGATAATCTAATACCTTTTCGCCATTATAGTTATTGTCAAGAATTTGCTTATAGTCTACTGTCAACGCATCACAAGCTAAAAACTTATCTTTGCTTCTTTGAACATTCCAAGATTCGCGCAAACTTTCTATACAATCTATACTTACGCCAGTCCAATTATATTCTTTTGAAAGTAGATATGTGTTGTTTGTATAATCTGGAACATTGCATCCAATTTCTAAATAACTTCCATTCATTTTTCCATCTAATACAGATAGAACAAATATGTCTTGATATGCTTGACTAAAAGTTTCATTAATTGTGTCGCTTTTATTAAAAGAATAATATAAAGTGCCAGACCAGTTGTTGTAGTATCTACTCATAAAATTTATCCAATATGTCTTCGTATTGTTTCAGAAATGTCTTAGGATTCCACATATCATAATATTTTTCTACTGGAGATATTCCATTGTTAATTATGGTTTTAATTGGAGTTTTTTCGATATTGATTTCATCAGATCTAATATGATTGAAAAAATTACTACCATTGACTCCAATAGGTTTTTTAGCTGCTAATGCTTTATCAATACTAGCACTTACGCCTTGACAGTCATAATTTGGATAAATGTATATATTGATATCGTTATTGTTTAACCATTTTACATTATCATATTCAGAAAATCTTTCAAGAGTAAAATTCAATTCTACATTTGGCTTAGCCATAGCTTTCAAATTTTTCATTTTGTATTCTAACATATCGTAGTTTGCATTGGTATATGCTCCTACACTTAAATGTACATTGAATATAACTTGTTCATCAAATTGATTATGAATAAGACTCAACATTATGTCTACGTTTTTGCCATCATGCCCAACCCCGCTAGTACCTATCTTTAACGGACTCGATGGTTTACTATAAACTATATCTGGAAAATATTCAATAGGTCTATATCCAGAATGGAAGTTTTTTAGATTGTGATTTTGACTTGGATTTACAGTAATGAATTCATCTATGCCATCAAAGTCAATTAATTCACAATTTGCTGTATGCCCATGAATTAAAAATTGTGATTTTGATGATTCCTGAAACACTTTAGTCGTGCACCAGGGCATAGTTGTAGCATGCCAATTGTAGATGATTGTATCCATGTATCCAGTCTTCTCTAAGAATTCTGGATAACTAGACGCAGTTATAAAATGAAATGTATATTTGTTGCTATGTTTTAGTATATTGTATACGTTAACTCCCCAATAGTAGATGCCACAATTTTCAACTGGACCACTAACTAATGCGACATTTTTCATACTTTATTCCAACGTCCGGGTTCGAAATAATTAAATAGCACATTTGCATGTGGTGCATATGCGACAGGATTTTCTTGTACAATTTGAGAGATAAACATACCATCTCCACAAACATCCATAGGTATTCTATATTTTTTCAATAGCTTACCTCGAATTATAATTTGCTCAAGTCCAACAAGACCAACTTTCATATTGTCTGGATCTGCAAATAAAGTGTTTGTTGGATGCTGTCTTACTGGAATTACATTACGAGGAATATTGTGTCCTCTTTTCATACTCACGATAATTACATCATGCTCTACACTATGATTTGTTTCTGCTTCTGAAATAACTTTATCAACTGTGTTAAAGAAATTCGGTTCATATCCATCATCATCATTCATAAAGCAATACATTTCATCGTCATTGATTTTTTGAGTATCGATAAACCAATTCAATGCGCCATGACACTTAGCCCAAAATTCCTCATAAGCATTTGGGCACACATAACTTGTGATCCACGATTCAGAAAACTTTAAACTAAATCCAATATCTTCATCAGTAATCACATGCCACCTAACACTTTGCGGATGAATATGATTCTTGATTATTGAAATATTTTGTAATCTTCCCACCGAAGTAATAACGTTATAGATATTTTTATACATATTATCTTGCAATTATTTCAAAAACTGGACAAGGAACGATAAAAGCTCCACCAGAATCTAAAAAGTCTTTTTCTCTCTCTTGAAATTCGCTAATGAAATGCCATGGAAGAACAAAAGCATAGTCTGGCTTTGCTTTTCTCATTTCATCTTCGCTAATAATTGGAATATTTGACCCAATAGTCTTATATCCAAATTTGTATGGACTACGCTCTGCAATTGCTTTAATATGTGTGCTATCTAGACCAAAGTATTGTAGCAATGTATTTCCTTTAGTGCTTGCACCATATCCATATATTTTCTTATTCTTGTCTCTCGCACCACTAATAAATTCAAGAACATCTTTTTTCAAATCATCAAGTCGATGTTTAAATGAATTCCAGATGATTGGATTTGAAATATCAAGAACATTATTTTCGTAATTGAGAATTGTTTCTACACGATAATCGCAAACATCCCGCAAAGGAGAAGTTCCAAAACTAGAAGGTCTGGAGATCTCTTTTTGAAAATAAATTCTAAAACTTCCGCCATTCGTATCATTCAAACTGCAATCAACAATTTTAAATCCATGCTTGGAGAATAGTTTATTAATGCTCTTTAGATCATAATAATAAACATGTTCGTGACAAATGTTATCAAATGCTAACTGATTAATCATTAGAGGAGTATAACTCATCTGAACAATAGCAACTCCATCTGTATCAAGAATATCATACATATCTTGAACAAATCGATGTGGATTGTCTAGGTCATAAAACATTGCAATGCAAGTGATGACCTTTGCCTTTTTATTTGCAAATTTAGTTTTATTCCACGCATCTTTGCTAAAATAATCTTGCACAACTGTTGCGACTTTGCTACTCTCTGCATAGAATGAATTATCGCAAGGATCGATTCCAACTTTGTTTAGATTATCTGGAACTGCTTTTAAAAGAGTTCCATCATTACATGCGATGTCGAGCCAAATGTCATCATCTTTTAGTTTAACTCTTGATGTAATTTCTTTTACAATACCCTGTAGTTCAAGCGTCATACTATCATTAATGCCGCTACGATACCAATACTTTCCCCACATAGTAGATGGCGGAGCAATATCATTTGGATTTAATCTCGGAGCACCAATCTCTTCATCAAGATATAAATCTAAACTATATTTTCGACGACCAGCCATTTCAATATCTTCTCTGATGAAATCACTTACATAATGACTTCCAAGTTCAAGTAGTTTTTTCATTAGTTTCTCCTTGGTAAGATTTCTCTTCAATCAATTCGGAATTAGGAATATGCACAGCTTCCTCTTGTGGAGATTTGATTAGAGTTTTTTCCAACGAACCAAATTCTCTTTTGTAAATTGTTTTACCTTTATCAGGACTTTCGTAAATTTGCATTTTTTTGTTTCTCCATTTCAGTTTCGCACATTTCGAATACCAAGTTCTTAAATGTGTACTCTGGTTTCCAGTTTAACACTTTTTTGGCTTTACTGCAATCGCCAAAAAGCGTTGACACTTCTGCTGGACGATAAAAGTCTTTATTTACTTCAATAATTTTCTCGCCAGTCGAGGTGTTGATTCCAACTTCATCCAACCCCTCACCACGCCACTCAATTTTAAATCCAAGATAATCTGCAACATCTTCACAAAAATCGCGAACTGAATGCTCTTCATCACTGGAGATAACATAATCATCCGGCTTCTCTTGTTGCAACATTGCCCACATTGCACGGACATAATCTTTAGCATGGCCCCAATCGCGACGAGCATTTAGATTTCCCAATTGTAGAATTGACTGTAATCCTAGATGAGTACGAATCATTCCTTGAACGATCTTTTGAGTGACGAACTCTGGACCACGTCTTGGACTTTCATGATTGAATAGAATGCCATTACATGCGAAGAGATTAAAACTTTCGCGATAGTTCACTACAATCCAGTAGCCGTAGAGTTTAGCTACAGCATATGGTGATCGTGGATGGAATGAAGTAGATTCTGTTTGCGGAGTCTCTTTTACTTTGCCATACAATTCGCTTGTTGATGCTTGATAAAACTTTATATGTTTTTCTTTCGCAAGTGTTTTAACAGCTTCAAGTAATTTTAGAACACCGATTGCGTTTGCATCGCCCGTGTATGTCGGAGAATCGAAACTTACGCTAACATGACTTTGTGCGCCAAGATTATAAACCTCGTCTGGCTTCACTTTAAAAACAATAGACTCTAGATTTGCAGAATCAGTCAAATCGCCATAATGAAGTTTAAGTTTATGTTGAATCGATTCGATGTTGTCAGAATTGATTCCTGTGCTTGTGCGCCTTACAATCCCATGAACTTCATATCCTTTATCAAGTAGAAGTTCTGCGAGATAACTTCCGTCTTGACCGGTGATACCAGTAATCAATGCAACTTTACTCATAATTTTTCACCTTAAAAGAAAAACATTATTCTAACATACAACTATATATCTAGCAAATTTTCTCAAATAATAAATAATAAAAAGGAGAAAATATGGAATTTACCGACATTACTACTATCGTCGCTGATGTTGGATTTCCAATTGCTGCAGCTATCGCTGCTGGTTATTTCGTATTACTCTGTCTCAAATTCATTCTAGCTGGAGTCACCTCTTCTATCAAGTCATTAGAGGAGATTACAAAAAGTTTGGATAAACGAATCGACATAATGAATTCCGAAGTAGAAAGAATTGACATTAAGATATCTCATGCTTTAGGATTACAACCCAACTTTGGTAGAATTGCGAGGGCTCATTATAATGACATTAGAAAAGACTAATTCAAAAGAGGTATCTCAAATGTCTGTAGAAAAATTAGAAGAAGCACACGCAAAGGGACAGTTAATCGAGAAATTAACTTTTGCTTTATTACCACTACTATTTTCTTGTGTTGTTTACTTAATGACTGCACTTCAAAATCTTGCACATGATGTTACAATATTAAATGGAAAAATTTCTTTAGTCGTTACTTCAGATAATAAACAAGCAAGTAATTCTGGTGCTGAACTTGCAAGAGAAAAATTGAGACAAGACTTAGAAAAAGAGATTCAAAAGAATCGTGATATGATTGGTGAAAACAGACAACATATTGCTGTCATCGAAGATCGTCTTGCAATGACAAAAAGAATACCAGCGATTAAAGAATGAATGTTGTAGAGTTAATTAACAAATATGGCTTTCCAATTATTGCTGCATTTGGTCTTGGATACTTTGTTCACTATACGTGGATTTGGGTCACATCAGAAGTAAAGCCAGTAGTTACTAGTGCAAACAAATCACTAATTGATCTTATTGATAGAATAAGAAAACTTGATAATGATTTAATTAGACTCAACGAAAAAGTTGATACAGTTCTTCAGCTTCGTGGCAAAATGATTGATATCGAAAGATCTGAAGCTGAAAAACATATCAACAATAAAGATCAAGCATAAAAAATGTGTTTGCCTATTTTGGCAATCACTTTCTTATTCCATCTAGGATTTACATACGTCGCATGATAATAAAGAGCATTGTCTAGCTTCTTTATTCTATGCCCATAAACAAGAACCCTATACGCAGCTTCTTTAGATGCGATAAATTCTTGCGAATCGTATCTCATAAGCCGATTCTTCTTTTCACATACCCAAGAAAATTGGCATGTTTTGTTAACTTTTTGATAGACTGTTTTGCAAACAGTATTACCAAACTTACCAGATTTAACTCTATTAAGAGTCACTTGCGCTACTGCAAGTTTACCCTCAAAGGATTCTGTTGCTGCTTCGTAATATATGTTTTGTGCTAAACAATTGATTTGTTGTTCTGTACTAGGAGTTATCAACTGATATTTGCTTTCTATAATTCCACTATCCACGGACAATATTAAACCAAAAAATAAAAAAGATCCTAGTAAGACTTTTATAGTCTTTAGTATCATCTATTTCCCTCTTTAATGATGGGGGAATTTAACCCCCATCTCTATTTAGAACCCTACGCGAACTCCGACACCAAATGCATTCTCTTTAATGTCTTGGCGGCTTGCTGTGACAGATGCTGAAACGGAAACTGCTTTAGTTAATGGATAGCTAACGCCAACAAATCCTAAAGTTTGACTTGGCGTATTATCTTGAAAATTGACGCGGGTTTTAACTCCAGTAAAAGCATAAACTGGACCGACTGGAACACCAGCAGTAACACCGACTAGACCATATTGATAGTCTTTACCGCGAGCACCATTAAAGCCATTATCATGACCAACACCAACATAAGGTGTAAATGGACCAAAACTCTTACCCACTGTGCCCTCAACGCTATTAAACATTCCGTTGTTTTCATATACGGAAGTCCTAGCTTGAAGACCATAGTTTAGACCACCAAAGTCATAACCAGCACGAACATACTGTGATGTACTTTGAACTTTTGTTTTTGTGTCAGTAACACGATCAACATCAATCGATACAAAATTTGCTGCATTAGCAATTCCAAACGCAGACAATAGTGCTGCAACCAAAACGATTTTTTTCATAAAAACTCCTTATGTTTAAACAGATGGTTTTATTGGGACCATCAACCCATGAGCTAATTATTACTTCTTAGCTTCTACTTTCTTCTCTTCTTTTTTAGCTTCTACTTTAGCTGGTGCTGCTGCAGTTGCTGCTGGTGTAGTTACAGCAGGTGCTGCAACTGGAGCCTTTTGAGCTTCTGTTGCAAAAGAAGAAATAGCAAACAAACCGACAAATAGACTAATTAATGTTTTCATGAATAATACCTCTAAGTTAATTAAAAAATAAAAATAAAGAAATTTATCAGTTTCGCCACTTACGGTTTAGTCCAAATTACAAAATTGGTAACGGGTGCTATCGTCAAGTAAAGACTAACTAAAGTTGGTAGGTTATTCTGTTACGAGGAAACCTACCGAAACCCTAAG